TCATGGCCGGAGCCAAGTTGTCCTCGCCAAACTTGTCCGCGGCTTGCAGGACGGTCAGTTCCAGTTCGCGGAAGACGGTATTGACCAAACCCTCGTCATCCTCGGCCAGCGAGTAGGTGCCGATGTCGAATTTGTGGAAGACCAGCGGGTGGGAGGTGCCTGCCTCGACAAACATGCAGTAGGTGCCGAAGACGCTGTCGTCGTAGTAGAGTTCATGGATCTCGGTGTAGAGGTTGCTGGTGGCCAAAAGCAGTTGCGTGGCCTCGCTACAGCGCGAATACCACTGCTTGGCGCGGTCGCTGGTCACGCCCTTGGGCGGCTCGTAGACAAACCACCGCGAGTCGGCGGGCGTGATGTAGGCCAGTTGCCCGTTGGCCAGCGTGGCCGCGGCCTGCACGCCGGAGGTATCAAACAAAACGTCGTGGCGCGAGGAATCCGGAACGCTGCGCTTGGAACTGATCTCGGCCTTGCGCGGCAGAAAATACTCCGCGAGTTCCTGCCAATGGGTGTCCCACGGCGCACGCTCGGCGGCGAGGTCTTGGTTCCTCGCCAGCACCCAGTCGGCTAATTCGACGTCGTTTTTCACCACATGTCGGGGTCGTTAGCCGCGGCGATGAGTAGCACGATGCCCACCGAAAGACCGCCAGCGTTAGCACCAGTTGATCCATCCATTAGCCAAGAAGGCTGTTCGGCCCCGCGCCGGTGGCCGGATTGGTGTAGCCGCCAGTCTCGCCCGCGAGGATCGACTTGCGGTAGCCGCTGCGCTTGCTGGCAGACTTGCGGGCCTCGTTGGCCGCGTCGTTGGCGCTCATGTTCTGCGCTTCGGGTGGCGGGGGAGGCGGTGGGGGAGGCGCGGGCATGGCGGGCATGGCGGGCATGGTCATCTTGGGTTGCTTCATCTTGCCGCCGCCCCCACCGCCAAAGTGGCAGCGGGTGGCAAGGTCAATCTTGGACGAGTTGTAGAGTCGCATATTTTTGGATGAGTTTGGTGGTTGGGAAAAACATCAGCGGATGCCCGCTTCTCTCCCATGCGATGAGCGGAAGATAATACGGGATGTGGCGCAAGAGTTTTTTGACTAAACCCGCCAGACCGATGTCGTCGCGCAGGGCGAAGGCGTAGATATACCACGCATCGCAGGTGATCGGCGGGAACTGGCACCAGACGTCGTTGATGACCTCTTGCGGCGCGTTGCTGCACACGGGCCGCGCCATCATCACATACTCCGGCGTCGAGAAGAAGTAGCCGTGCGCGAGGTGCGCGAGCATATCCTCCTCAAACGTCCGCGGCGACTGCGGCGTGTAGAGCATTTTGCATTTTTCGATGGGCGTCATCGTCGCACCACCAGTCGTCGGTTCCAGTCCACCCCGCGGATGCCGGTGATGACCTCGGTCGGTCGGCGCGGCGCAAAGCCCGTCTTGAGCGCACCGGACATGTCGGCCTCGGCAATCATCCGGAGCGCGTCCGCGGCGTGGCTGGCCCAGTTGTGGACCGGCTCGTTGACCACGATGCCCGTCGCGCTCGCCCGCTTGTAGGCGTAGTTGGCCAAGGCGTCGAGGCCACGCTCGCAGGCGGGCAGGCGGAAGGCAAAGCGCGGGAAGATTTGCAGGCAGTGGTTGATGCCCACCCAAATGTCATGCGTCCGCGGCAGGACGCGCACGTTGGTCAGTCCGGCCTCGGTGTAGACTTGGGCGTCCGCTTTTCCGCTCGTCCTTGTCGCCGCGGCATCGTGCGGCAGGAAATGCGTGCCGAAAGAATAGCCCTTGGCCAGCATGTGGCCCACGCGCTGGACCGGCGTCATGTCCAAGTCCATGTCGCAGTCGATGACCCTTATTTCATTGCCGCCGATCACTTGGAAATACCAGACGACGGTGTTGACCGGCGACCCCAAGTCCCACGCGGTGTGGACGAGGCTGCTGTTGTCGTATTTGAACGCGCTGATGGCTCCGGAGGCGCGGAGCTTGTCGAGTTCCGCGGCGTAGATGGCCCCCTCGACCGGCGACTTGAAGCACTCGTCGATAGTTGTCGGAAACTCCCGAAAAATAAACAGGCCAAGGTCGCGGGCCTGCCGGTCATACCAGAGGCGCTGTTGCGGCGTGAAAACGCAACCCGTCTGCGCCTGCATGTCGTCCAAATACTGGTTGGTCGCCGGATTGATCGTCGCCGGATCACCGTCGATCCGGTAAGTTGGATCGTTATACCAAGGAAAAAACACCACCCTCCAATCTTTGTCGGTCTTTTGTTCTTCGGGCGTTTCCATGGACGCCTTGACCAAGTCCCACAGGTGGCCTCCCCTGCCCCCTTTCCATGTCGTCTCCACAAGCACGGTGCCGTGTTCCGCGGACGGGATCGCTCCGGTGAGGATTTCTTCGGAACGCCGCGGGTCATCCAAGGCAAAGGTTCCCCACTCGGAAATGTGCAGGAACTGGTTAGTTCCACCGCGGGCGCGTAGCCCCGCGAAAATGGCGCTGGGCGCGTCTTTGAACGACTGCACTTCAAAGATGCTGCCGCTGTCGCGTAGGATGGCGATGTCGGCCTTGAGTTCCGGTGCCATGTATTCGTAGGCCACTTTGCAGATGGTCGAGAGTTTGCGCTCCGCGTCGGCGGCGGTTTGATCCACGATGCTGACTTGTGCGCCCGCGTTGAAAAACGCCAGATCGGCCAGCAGCAGATCAATGCAGGTGGACATGCCCAACCGGCGGGCCTTGAGGATGATGATGCGCTTGAGCTTGCGCCGGAACACCATGTCGAAAACCTTGGCCTGCTCGGCCCGCGGCTCAAACTTCACCACCCGCCCGTCGTCGGCTCGCTTGATCGAATACAGGTTCGACAAGCGCCAGACGGGGTCACTCAATAACAACGGTTTGTCCATCGCGGATTCTGGCAACCAGTGACTCGGCGGCACGTTGTCCAATGTCATGCTCCACCTTGTCCGGTGCAGCCAAGCCCAGCAGTTTGACCAGTTGCGTCTGCGCGTTGACCGCGACGTTGATCTCTTTCATTTCCTCGGCCAGATCGATGAAGCGTTCGTAGCGCGTCTTGGCCTTGGCCCGATCCAAGTCGAGGTCGTCCTTGTTCGATTCTTTGATGCGCTGGTTGGCCTCCGACATGTAGCGCGTGACCGTTGCCCTGCTGACGCCAAACTGATGCTCACAATAACTCACGATGTCTGAAGGCGGCTTGCCGCGCAAAATCAACCGCTCTACCTCGCGGATGCGCCTCTCCAACTCCGCATCATCAGTGCGGTCGCCGCGGGGTCTTTGTGCCGTTTGCATGCGTCAGTTCTACTCTGTTGGTCAAACTAAACTCTTGACCGCCTTTTTCTTAAACCGCCCTATCTTATTCGGCTCGCTTACGCTCGCCTCAACTATGGTTGGTTGTGCGCTGTTGAGTCGTGCGTAATCCTCCGCTGCCGCTTGGTGGCACGCGATGAATGTCTCGGTCGCCTCCTCCGGTGCCGCGGTGCTGGTGAACCGCTCGTCATGCACCGGCACAACGCGCAGGTGATGCAGATTAATCGATACCGTCCCGTCGCCGTTGCGTGGATGCCGGATCAGTTCGCCATGCCAGTGCCGTTGCTGCAAGGCCAGCGCGGTAGCGCGTGAGAGCGCGTAGCCGCAGCCGCCATGCATGGACGGAAATTTGTGGGTGTCGTTGGATAGCACACCGCTGACGCAACCGACGGCGTGATGCTCGTCGGGGTCGAGGTCGCAGAGTCGCAGTTCCAAGCGCCTCGGAACGACGTAGCCGTCGTCGTCGATAATGTAGAGCCAGTCGTAGCGCGGCTGAAAGGTGTCGATGGCGAAGATCGTCTTGTCAATCGCACTCAAGTAATTGCCACAGCCCACCTGCTCGTCGCCAATGATCCGGACGGTCGAGGGTTTGCGGACATGGCGCGTCCAGTTTTCCAGCAACTCCAACCGGTCGCGGGTGCGGTGACTGGTTTGGATGGCGAAATCGATGGCTACCATTTGTATTCCTTTTGTTCGGCGGGTATTTCCAGCGTCAAACTTTCGATGGGCCGCAATTCGCCGCGATACCACCACGCCGGTCGCCCTTGGTCTTTTTTGAGCCATGCGTCCGTTTTAGCCTCATGTCCCCACGCCCAGCCTTTGATCTCAA